GTTGTTGCTACTACTCCCGCTTTGCTCAGCGGTCAAGTTGATATTTATGTTGTCATGCAGGATGGCAGCCCTGCCGGCGAGGAAATGAAGCAGCTTGTGTATAATGCGAATAATGCTGATAATGTAAGACCGCTAACCGATTATGTAACAGTAAAAGACCCGGATATTGTCGAATACGATATTGATTTTACTTACTATATTCCGAGTAGGTCGAATTTGAGTGTTGAGGAGACTGAATCGGCTGTTAATGCGGCTGTAGGGAGTTATATAGATTGGCAGCACGGCAGACTTGGCAGAAACATTGTTCCTGATGTTTTGCATCACGGTATCATGGACACAGGAACTATTAAACGTGCTGAAATACGTTCGCCTGTTTTTACTGTTTTGAGGAAAGGCAGACGCGGCGATGATAATACTCAGCCGCAGATTGCAAGATTACGCAATGTGAACGTTGTCAACGGAGGCTTTGAAGATGAGTAATGCACACGGCGTGTCTGTAGAGAATTTATTGAGTACGCTTCCTGATTATATGCGCAGAGATGAGACTACTTTTGCACTGGCTAAGTCGGTTTCTGAGATTCTTGCGTCTGCTCCGAAAGCTATTGACGGTATAAAGATTTATGCTTCTATCAATGAACTTCCCGAGGAGCTGCTTGATATACTTGCTTATGATTTTAAGGTTGATTGGTGGGATCCGAATTACACAATTGAGCAGAAGCGGCGGACTTTGAAAGATAGTTGGAATGTTTTCAGATCTCTCGGTACAAAACATGCTGTTGAGACTGCAATTTCAGCTATTTATTCAGATACTACTGTTACGGAATGGTTTGAGTATGGCGGTGAGCCGTATCATTTTACACTGCATATTGATACTACTTTAGAGAGTGTGGATTCAGCAAAACATCAGCGTGTGCTTGACAGGCTTGAATTTTACAGAAATCTACGGTCAACGCCGTATCAAATTGAATACACTGCAAGTCCGTTCGGTGTATGTTCTGTTTATGCGGCTGCTGATGCAAGTAATATATCAGGCGAAATACGAGTGAGAGTTGAGGTTGATCACAATGAATTGGGATAATGCTATTGTTACAAATAATGGTTTGAAGCTGTTACAGCAAGTTTTGGAAGGGCGGCAATTGTGGCTTGACTATGCTGTCGGCGGTGCAGGTACGGCTCCTGTTGAAAGCTTGCCGGAAATGAGTTCGTTATTAGATCAACGGCAGGTGTTTTCTATTATTCATGTTGCAGATGTGAATAACGGTAAACAGGTTGCCGGGCTTATCACAAATCTTGAACTCAATACAGGGTACACAATGACGCAGTACGGTGTTTGGGCGCACATTGATGATGAACCGCCTGTGCTGTTGGCGATACTGCAAGATGATAAGGGTTTGGAGATTCCGTCGCGAACTGATATTCCTGAGTTTCATTTTGTGTTCTTTACTATTATTGATTTTATGAACAGTGCTGAATGGAAGTATGTAATTGACCCGAGATTGATGCGTCCGCGACTTGATAATGTAGACCCGACAACGACTTCTCCCGGCGGTTTTTCTCAGCTTTGGGTTAACATTAATACAGGTTCGCTTTTCGTCTGCATTGATACAAGCGGCGGTGTGTTTACTTGGTTGGAGTTAAAAAGAAATGAGCTTACCGCAAAAATAGGAACAATCACACACAAGCTCAACCGTTACCCTGTTTGCAATCTATACAGTACGGAAAACGCCGCAGGAATGACCGGTGCGGGAATGACCGGCGCGGGAGGTGAAAACTTGATAAGTGTGCCGGGTAAATATGAGCTAAGCGCATTTGACACAGTAACGGTTACTACCGTTGCAGAATTTGCAGATTGTACGACTATAAACCAAATCAGCGAAACAATGTTTGCTTTTATACCACCGAGCTGGAGTAAATCATTGTTGCTGACATTTAACTGAAAAAGGAGCGGCAGCAATGCAAAATCTAAAACTAAAAACGAGGTGCGAAAAAAATGAATAAACTCGAACTACTAACAAAAGGGCAACCTGATTGGCATTTAGCGTTAAACAAGAATGCGATTGAAATTGATGAAAGGCATGAGTTGTTAACATCATTTTTACCCGAACATGTTATAGATGATGTACCAATGGCAGAACTGCAAAACGTAATCGATGGTTTGGATAAGTTTCTAAACCGTAATGTAACCATCAATGTACTGCCCGGTACTTTTAGTGGTGAATTGCGTATTGAGGGCTTTTGCGGGGGCGGTGGGTTGACTATTGTCGGTGCGACTTCTACGGCTAATGCTACACCGTTTATGATAGAGCGAATATACGTTGGGCAGTGCAGGAATGATAAAGTTGAAATAAACGGCTTTAACATAAATGCAACAACCGGTAACGCAGTAAATGTTATCAACACAAACATGTTCGCTATACATTGGTGCAGCATTACGGGCGGTAATAATACAGCATCCGGGAACGTTGGAATAAACGTCACATGGTCGACAGTTGGGATAGGCGGCAATAGTGTGATTAGCAACAAGTCTGTCGCAATTAATGCAGTAATAGCGCATGTTGATGCCTCAACTGTATCAGGCACAGATAACGGTATTTCATATCAAGCACGGCACTCCGGCACTATCGCAGTCAGAATGTCTGCTGTTATAACCGGCAATCGCTTTTGCTTAGAGGAACATACCGGACGAATTATACTCGGAGCTAACGTAACTTGGCAAACAACAATGCCGAATTTACAAAACGCAGTAAATGGCATACCGTCCGATATAGGTAGGTTTGAGTTTACAATACAAGCCTCCCCGGGTACGTTCACAGGCATGATAACAAGGACTCGTGTGCAAGGTTCAGGTGTGCTCAATATATTAGGTGCAACTTCTATCGCATACACGCACACCATAACAGGTGCATCAGGAGGCAGGATGCGTTTTGATTTCATTACCACAGGAGTGTTTCTCATAGCGGGTTTTAATCTTAGTACAACATCACCGGCAACGAATACATTTTCCTGCATTATAGCTCAGTGTTCTGCATTGGTGCTACTAAGGCATATGAGAGTAGTCAATGCGGTATTGCCTACCGTTGTAACAATAGCATTTGGCACTTGGGCTAACGCCGGTAATGTGTTAATAGAAAATACGGAAGTTTCTAGGTTTAATAGGTGTTTTCAAGTGTCAAGCGGTGTTTTGCAAGTTGGCGGTCCGGGTTTACCGGTTATCGGTACAGGAAATGCAGCGGTATACCACGTAGAACAAGTTGGAACGATAATAGCACATACTGTCAATACAATAACAGGAACAACACTGAGAGCTGTTTTTCATTCCGGTATGGTAAGAACCGGCGCAACACTCTTGCCGGCATAAGAAAGGAGAATCAAAATGAATGAATTATTTGATACACCGGTTGAAGATACAACCGAATTTGAATCGCTAAGTGTGCCGCCACTTAATCCTACTATTGTTGATACTGTTTTATACGCTACAGAACATCCCGGCGATACATTTTGGGCAACAGGATATTACAGCGGACAACCTGTAGTACAAATGAATGGAATATCAGACCTTGGCACTATTGAGCTTTTTAATGCGGACGGTGAAAGGGTTGTTCCAAGACCTGCAATCGAGCCGCTGTCACCTAAAGAAGAGGAAATTGCAAGCTTGAAATCTATGCTTGAAGAAACGCAAGGTGAAGCGATTGCGGCTTTAGATGGGTTTCTGTCAAGAGATGCTTCAGCAGAGTTGCGTATGAAACGGCAAGGGTGGCGGCACAGACTGAGGGAGCTTGAACTCGGGAGCGAGCTTGAAGCGATGCGAGCTGATAAGCTTGCAGAATTGGCAGTTGCATCGAATGAAAATATACGTGCCGGCATTGATGTTGGTGGATACCATTATCCTTTAGAAGTGGTCGATAAATTTAAACTGCAGACGCAACTTGCAGCGATTAAGACAATGGGAGCGGAGAAGGTGTTGTTTAAAGCCGAAGGTGAACTGTGCAGGATGTTTACTGCTGATGAGTTTGTCCCGGTGGCAAATGCAGCAATAGCCCATGTTACAAAACACGAGACATATCTTAGTCATTTGAATGAATGGGCGAATGACGCAGAGACAATAGATGAGCTGGATAAGATATTTTATGGTGCGGACTTGCCTGACGAATTAAAAAGAAATATGGATGAACTTTTGGAAGAAGCTGCAGGAGGTCAATCGTTATGATAAGAAAACTTACATTTTGGGAGTATTTGGTTAAGTGGCTCACATTCCTCTGTGTCGGCGGTTCTATTTACTACGGCATTGAACTTATATACAGACAACACAGTCACTTTACAATGCATATCCTTGGAGGCTTGTGCTTTATATCAATCGGTGCTGCAAGTGTGTACCTGCTTAAAAACATGGGCATTATATGGCAGTCGGTTATAGGGGCGATTATTATTACGGTCTTAGAGCTTTTGGCGGGTATTATTCTTAATCTTTGGCTTGGTTTGGGCATTTGGGATTACAGTATGTTGCCGTTTAATATTTTGGGTCAAGTCAGTTTGTTGTTCACAGTGCTTTGGCTTCCGCTTGCGGCATTTGCTGTATGGCTTAATAGTTTTCTGAGGTTTAAAATTTACGGCATTCACAGACCTAAATTCAAATGGTTTAGATTAAATAGGCGGTGGGATTAATGATATCCAACGAAAAGTTAGTTGAAATGGTTATGGAGAACAGAACTGATGTGGTTAAGGTCGGTGACAGGGCTTCATCTGCGCATAAACGGATTGACGAGATAAGCGAGGTTGTTGTTGGTATTCACAGTGTGAACGCTAATATTAACAATCTGACAAAAGAAATGGGGCGCGTATTGAAGACAATTGAGAGGAATTCTGAACAGAATGAAAGCAGATTAAGGCCTTTGGAGATTGTAGCGATTGAGATTCCAAATATGAACGCAAAAATAAACGATGCAATAGCAAGGTGTGATGAGATTGACAAAAGATTAACGGAACAGAATCTTGCACCGCTGCGTAAAATGGATAAATTGTTGTGGTCGATTCTCGGCGTGGTAATTATTGCATTAATTTCATACTTTTTTGACCGCTATATTTTGGTGAGATAGTGATGTGGGGTTTTATCGGTATCGGTTTGTTAATTGCAGGAATTATTGTGGTTCTTTTGTCGTTTTATATGGTTTGCAGAGATTTAATGAGTTTAAGTTCGCAAGCTAAATTTGATAATAAAAGAGAGCAAAACAAACAGTATTAGGAGAGGTGCGGAAATGAATAAAATAGATTGGAAAAGAAAATGGACAAGCAGAAAGTTTTTGAGCATGTTAGTCGTGTTGGTAACAGCCGTTACAGGATTCTTTACATCAGATGACCCGACTGTACAAATATTTTGCTTGATTTCGGCGGTCGTTGATATCGTTGTCTATATTGGCGGCGAAAGTTATATTGACGGTGCTGCACAATATGCACAGGCAGAAAAAGACTTGCAGTATTGTAAGAGAACTATTGATGAAGTGGCAAGGCAAGTAAACGAGCTTCGCGCAGCGAAAGGAGTCTGATATGAGTGTAAGAAGCGTTCAAATGACCAATGCGGAATTTGCCCGGGCATTCCCTGCAGGTACTGCATCGTTCCTGTTTCGTGACGGTATAACCGGTATAGAATGGCGTACAAGCTATGTTGGATTAAGAACAGACCATTATGATTCAACACCAATGACACCGCAAGATTCAGCGAACTTTTTGAGAGCAATCAATAACCGTCAGAACTGGATTGCCATATGGGGATATGCTCAATTGCCGAACGGAACTTGGGTAGATTTTGGAATAGTTCCGCGTATGCACGGCGGCATTATCGGAAGCGCAAGACCGGGCGCACCGTTTCAAAATCATTCCAATGTACGCCCTGCAAGCGGGTGGAAAGAAAACGGCGGACATTATTGCGGATACCTTATTAACAGCGTAGGCGGCACAACAAACGCTACATCACTACCTGCTTCAAATAATTCAAGAGTATCAGCGGAAGCAAACCGTAGAGCTGTACAGTTGGTTGCAAGAGGTGCAATGTCAAGAGCGGCTGCACATGAAGCAAACCTGAGAAGCTTAAAACCGGAAGCTCCAATGATATCTTATCCAAACGTAACTGTCAATTATCAAGTTAAAGTTGCAGGCAGCTCAGTAAATATCCGAACAGGTCCGGGCACAAATCACGGCATTGTCAGACCGGTTACTCGCGGCACAAGGTTTGATATCGACAGAGAGCAGACCGGACCGGATGCTCAAGCCGGCAATCCCAATGCTAGATGGCTGCGGATTCGGGGCGGTGAATTTAATAACATGTGGATTGTTGAAAGATTCACAGCAAGATTAATAACATCGGAGCTACCGGCAGCACCGCAACCGAAACCGGGAACATGGAGCGTTCAAGTTATGGCAGCTCGTGATCATACATATGTAGATGAAATGATTGCTCGTTTTCGCGGCATGGGATATCCAAATGCTTACAGGTATGACGGCAACGGTTGGTATCGTGTACGAATACCCGGCGGAACAGAAGCGCAAGCGAGGGCGTTACTACCGGAGTTGCGGGAGAGAGGGTATGGCGATGCGTTTCCGGTACGGAATGGGTGAAGTATAGAATATTTGGAGGAAAACATTTTCATGAGTAAGGAAAGCACTAATAAAAAAAGCACACCACCTAAAGTGATACCGGCTGTCGAAGATTCTGTTTTGAAACTTACAGAACCGCCGATGAGCGGTGAGCGTGTCGAAGCACTGCATAAATTGCTGATTGCCGCAAAGTTAGCGGTCGGAAATGATGTGGTAAAAAAGATTTACGGCAGAGCCACGATGCAAGCCGTGCGCCACTATCAAGCCGCTAACGATCTATATGTCACCGGGTGTGTGGATGAAAAGACAGCTGCAAAGCTCGGGATATAGTCGCGGCTGTCTTTGTAAAGCCCCTTCACAAG